GAAAAAGCCTTCAAAGTTGAACAATATGAACAACTGACCATTGATCATGACAACAATAGCACTTTAGAGGCTATCTATGGCCTCTCTAAGCCTTCATTTCACATTAGGTAAGGGGTAGATAGCTATGTTATACAATAAAGGCTCAATTGTAGGGTACTCAGGGGCTTATGGCCTTAAGGTCTTAGAGTTTAAATTTAACTGCCTTATGACTGACGATGAACTAGGGGCTCTCATGTACTCATTGAGAGAGAATTTTAATGAGATGGGTGAAGGTTTAACCTTTAGAGTTAACTTTGAAAGTGAGGATGTATAAATGTTATCAGAAATTGACTTAAAAGACTGGGATGAACAACCCTCTAAACCTTTATACGATGTACCCAAAGAAACACCGATAAAGACTCACATTGGTTTGTTATGGTTTAAGCACATAGACGGGGCTTACAGTCTGTGCTACGATGTAGAAGGACACCCAGTGCATATGCAAGCATGGGCTACAGTTAATCCACTTAAAAGGAAACCTACGAAATGAATGAATATTGCTATCAAGTAAGCCCTACGAAATCAGTATGGGTAATGGCCTCTAATGAGGAAGAAGCTGAGTCTAAGGTGTTTGAAACCTTAGGCTATGATCCTGAAGAGATGGAATTGATAGAAGTCACGGAGAATGTATGAAATGCCTTTGCTGCGATAAGATGCTGACAGACTTTGAAGCTACACGTAAACACGCTGTAACGGGTATGTTCATTGATCTGTGTCAGCAATGCTTTAAAACTGTACAGATGGATGCTAATCTGCCCACCAAAGACCGAAGAGATTTGATCTCAGAGGATGACATTGACGACAGTGTTGAAGCTGAAGATGAACATGAGAGTAACATTGGTGACACCTTAGATGGAAAGGACTATTGACAAGATCATAAAAGTATGCTACCCTTACTTTAAAGGTACTACAGAGTACCTATGACATTAACATAGAAGTTAAATACACTATTAAAGTAATATTATAAGTAATATACTTATAAAGTAACTTTAAAGTAGAGAAGTTTCATAATGTGATATAGACTAACCCATTGAAAGGATAATTATGTCTATTGAAATGATTGATGATGATGACATTGACATGGATGTCGTTAAGTATGAATGTTGGTATTGGTCTGTCATTGACAGTATGGCTGACTTAATCTTGAACAATGGTCGTGACAGGGTTATGGCTGATGTAGCTGATGTCGTGATTAAACGTTTAGGTGATGGATGTGTATCGCCTTTAGATGATCCGCTATCATGATGATGGCATTGTTTGTCTTCATAGTAACTTTAATTAGACTGGTACTCTCAAAATGACTGATATTGATGATACAAAATCTTGGCCTTTCCCTTCAGCTCCATTAGCAGGTGACTCAAGCCTTAAAGCTTTAGCTGACACACTGTCAATGCTAGAGGATTTCACAGCTTTTCAGCTCCGAGGGGACATCTACTATGGATACCCTGATAAAAAGGCTCTAAAGACCATTGAAGGCCTACGGGAGGCATTAAACAATGAAGCTTAGCATAGTACGCAAGCCAAGTGAGTCAAAGTTTATTAAGCACATACCCTGTGAGTACTGTGGTAGCTCAGATGCAGGTGCTTTATACGATGACAATCATACCTATTGCTTTAACTGTCATGAAACTCATCATGAGAATGAATATGATGACTTCACAGTTAAGCGAGATGCAGTACAACATAGAAAGCAGCCCATGATAGAGCCTAAAGGGACTATTAAATCTATACCTGATCGAGGTATTAACTTACAAACCTGTGAGAAGTACGGAGTCACTCAAGATGCACAGAATCACTTTTACCCTTACACTGACGACAGTGGAACCATTGTCGCCTACAAAACACGAAGAGTTGCTGAAAAGTCTTTTTCAATTAAAGGAACCTTTCACAATGCACGGTTGTTTGGGCAAGGTCTCTTCCACGCAGGAGGGAAGTATGTCACAATCTATGAGGGAGAACTGGATGCACTTGCAGGATACCAATTAACAGGTTCTCAGTGGCCTTCAGTAAGTATCAGGAACGGTGCTCAGGCGGCTCTTAAGGACTGCAAAGCCCAGTATGAATGGCTAAACAGCTTTGAGAACATTGTGATCTGTTTCGATGCTGATGAGCCGGGTAAGAAAGCTTCTAAAGAGGTAGCTGAACTGTTCGGACAGAAGGCTAAGATTGTTAAGCATTTGAGTGGCTACAAAGATGCTTGTGATTACCTCATTGCAGGTGCTACTAAAGAGTTTGTGAATGAGTGGTGGAGAGCTGAGGTTTACATTCCAGATGGGATTATCAATGCAGCTTCACTGTGGGAGGAAGTGATTAAACCTGAGGCTAAGGCTGAGGCTATGTATCCTTGGAAGGGCTTGAATAAGCTTCTCTATGGTATGCGTCCTTCAGAGCTAGTCACAGTCACAGCAGGGTCAGGCTTAGGTAAGAGTCAGTTTCTGCGTGAGATATTGTTTAACATTCTGAACACTACGAAGTGGAACATTGGAGGGTTATTCCTCGAAGAGTCAACCCGTAAGACAGCTAGAAGTATCATGTCTTTGCACGCTAATAAGCTGTTGCACTTACCTGATACACCTACTAATGAGAAGGAACTTAAAGATGCCTTTGATGCAACATTGGGAAGTAATCGTATCTATCTCTTTGATCATTTCGGTAGCTCTGACGTTGATAACATTGCCAATAGAATTAGATACATGGCAAAAGCTTGTGACTGCAGGGTGGTGTTCCTCGATCACATTAGCATTGTTGTTAGTGGTCAGGATCTTGGAGATGAAAGGAAAGCTATTGATAACATGATGACGAAGCTTCGTACACTGGTTCAAGAGTTAGAGATTACATTGATCTGTGTAAGTCACCTTCGTAGACCTCAAGGTAATACAGGACATGAGGATGGACAAGCTGTATCGTTGTCTCAGCTGCGAGGCTCAGGCTCAATTGCTCAGTTGTCAGACGCTGTGATTACATTGGAGCGTAATAGCATGGCTGAGGATGAGAATGAACGTCACATGACTAAGATAGCTGTAGCTAAGAATCGTTACAATGGCTATACAGGCCCAGCTTGTGTACTTAAGTATGACATGGAAACTGGACGTATGATGGAGATGCAGGAGGAAGTGCTATGAGTAAGTCATCAGACGGAGGTAAAGGAAGTTCACCTAGACCTTACAGTGTGACTCAAGAAGAATATGACTCACGTTGGGATGCTATCTTTGGACGAGACAAGGACGATAAAGTACGTGACTTTGAGTTCGATAAAGAATGTGACAAGGAAGAGGAAACTAAAGATGAGTAGTACCTTAATTGCTGTAGTAGGGGTTGTCTACACTGTGGTAGCTGTGGACTTGCTCATCAAAGGTAACACTGGCTTAGGCATTGCCTTTGTAGGCTATGCTCTAGGTAACGTAGGATTGTATATGGAGGCTGCAAAATGAGTAAGTGGGTTAAGAAGTTAAGTACTCAAGAAGCTGAAGCTATCTTGCAAGAGAGGCTTGAGCGTAGACGTATGCTTGACCGCCTGTGGGCACAGAACAATAAGCATAAGAAGGCAGCTAACAAGAAAGCTTATGAAGCACGTAAGCGATTAGAAGCTACAGCTAAACTGTCAAACCCTACAGGTACTGTTATCAAGTTAACTTATCGTCCTAACTGGAAGGAAGCTCCTGTGTATAACTGTCCTGAGTTAACTTATAGAGGTAAGACATGATGGACTTAGATAAGATAGCTGGTAGAATGATTGACTTGGAAAGTAAGTACTATGATCTGCAAGAAAAGTATCAGTTACTTATCCATCACTATGAAGACTTGAAAGCTGAATATGAAGCGTATCGTTCTAGACATCGAGACAACATTAGATCACAACACGATCTGGATGGTAGTAACTAAGGACATTGACACTGGAGAAGTTAACGTATGGAAAGCAGCAAACAACCTCGTGGAGTATTTAAAGGACACTACGTTGATAGTAGCCCACAACTGGATAAGCTTCGATTTCCAGATACTCAATCGGCTCTGGAGTACGAAGATTCGTTTGAGCCAAGTGTACGATACGTTGATAGCCTCAAGGTTGTTAAATCCCTCAATAGAGAACGGGCACAGCTTAGAAGCTTGGGGCGACAGGATGGGGTCGATAAAGAAAGTTGACTATAAAAGGATATGGCAATGGTTAATGGACAAGAAAGAAGAGTACAAAGGTGAGTGCTTTAACGTTCCTCATATGTCTCTTCTGGAGTATTATTGCATTAGGGATGTTGAGGTCACTTGTAATCTTTATAAGCATCTTACTGATGAATTCGCTAAGAAAGACTTTTCACAAGAAAGCCTTGATCTTGAGCATAAGGTAGCTGCTATCATAGCTGAACAGGAACGTAATGGCTTCAAACTTGACTTACCCTTCGCAACCTGCTTACTTGCTGACATCAAAGGAAAGATGGCAGGAATATATGAGCAGATGCAAGAGAGGTGGCCTCCAGTCATCACTCCAAGGTTCCACAAGACCAATGGAAAGCCTATCAAAGACTGCGTTGATACTTTCAATCCCGGAAGTAGAAAGCAGATCGGAGAAAAGCTGATGGAGCTAGGATGGAAGCCTAAGGACTTTACTGAGAAGGGACAGCCCATTGTCGATGAATCTGTACTGGCTAAGGTTAAGATTCCTGAGGCTCAGATGATCGCTGAATACCTGATGCTACAGAAACGTGTAGCTCAGATTGAAAGCTGGTTAGAGGCTGTAGGTAAGGACGGTAGAGTTCACGGTAAGGTGATCACGAATGGAGCTGTAACAGGTAGGATGACACACAGTAGTCCTAACATGGCACAGATTCCCAATGCAGGTAGCATCTATGGAAAAGAATGTAGAGAGTGTTGGACTGTTGAAGCAGGTAACGTATTGGTTGGTTGTGACGCTAGTGGCCTTGAGCTTCGTATGCTTGCACATTACATGAAGGATGAAAGTTATGTTAAGACTGTCACTGAAGGGTCATCAAAGGATGGAACTGATGTACACACGCAAAACCAGAAAGCTGCAGGACTTGAGACAAGGGATCAAGCGAAGACCTTTATTTACGCATTCCTATACGGTGCAGGGCCAGCTAAGATTGGTTCCATTGTCGGTGGTAATGCTAAAGCGGGAGAGAAACTTATCAATGCCTTTCTTAAGAACACTCCCGCCTTACAGCGTCTTAGAAATACGGTTAGCAGATATGCGGGTAAGGGCTTTGTACCGGGGCTTGATGGTCGTAAGATATGGGTACGCAGTGAACACGCTGCCCTCAATTCGCTCCTTCAAGGGGCTGGGGCAATTGTAATGAAGAAAGCTTTAGTACTATTTTATGATAAGACTAAGGCAAATAAGTGGCCTGTGAAGCTAGTAGCTAATGTCCATGATGAATTTCAGTTGGAAGTTCCTAAAGAATATGCTACAATAGTAGGTGAGGCTGCAAAGGCAAGTATCGTTGAAGCTGGGGAGTACTTTAAGCTTCGTTGTCCATTAGATGGGGAGTATAAATATGGTACAAACTGGCGTGAAACACATTGATAAGAATCAAATACTATTTAATGTTGAAGGTGACACTTTCAAGATTAAGATAGGAGAGGATCTAGATCTTGAAGAGGTATACACAATACTGTTATCAGCATTGGTTTACTTAGAAGATCTGGCATCGGGTAATACAGCTCACCCGTCACAAGAGCTGCATTGAAATCTAGATAGGAAAATGAAATGAGTATTGATAGCATGAAACCCGTTAAAGTTGCTGGTGAAATCTTCTGGAGTAATCT